TCATATGACAGGTAGATCATCCCACTCGCAAGATCGCATATCGTTCACGCAATACATCACCACTCCAAACACCTGAATTCCTTCTTCCGAATCCTCGTTGCCGAGTTCAGTTTCACGGCCAGATCCATCGAGAAACTCGAGCGCGCGATACGGATAGAGGCGCAGGCGCCGCAGCACATGCACGCCCTCTTCTGCGGCCACGATAATACTGCCGTGCACCGGCGTCGCCGACGAATCGACAACGAGCAACGCGTCGGCATGGATACCGACTGCCAGCGCCTGCCCAGCGGCGCGTAGCAGATAAGTGGCACTCGGTTTTGAAATGCAGATCTCATCAAGGCTCAAGCGGCGCTCAACGTAGTCTGCTGCCGGGCTGGCAAATTTTGGCATCATTCCCATGGTGTTTTAACTCACAACAGATACTGTATTCATATACAGTATAATCATGCATGGGAACGATGGAAAAGCGCCGAGTTGTTCACTGGCGCTATGATTATGATCAGGCAGGAAAGAAAGTTATTTGCAGGATTCGTTAGCCGCCAACAGCTCGCGCTCATAGCCGATCCGTTGGTGACGCTCAGCGCGCAGCGCACGCATTTGCACATCAATTGGGGCACCTATCTGCAACTGGTCAACTGCGAACGCCGGGCGCGCAACGTCTGCCGTTTTGCACGGCACGGCGATCGGGACTTTTACTTCAACATATGACGGCGCCGACGGCACGTTCGAGCAGCCGGCCAATGCCAGAGCGGAAACCATGAACAGACTCTTCATTGTGCACGCTCCCGGCGCAGCTCTGCGTCAAACGCAGCAGACGCCGCTGCACACACCTCGCCAGTGGTTCGCTCTGCCATCACCGCATTGGCCTTTTCATAATCGCCATGGGCCTGCTTGCGGGCTTTTTCCTGATCAGCCTTGGCCTTGGCCTCTCTCTCAGCTTGTTCACGCTGCAGTGCCGTTATGCCAGCGTTCTGGCTGTCGATCGTCGCCGCCTGCTGCCTGCCGGTATCGCGGCATTGCGTCAGCGCATCGTTGAGCCGGTCAATCGTTGGCTGGTAGTGTCGAGCTGCCAGCCAGGCGCCAGCGCCGGCAATGGCTGCCAGCGCCAGCAGGATCACCACCGCAGATGTTATTTTGCCAGACATAACGTGCGCTCCTTGTCACGGCGGATTACCAGGCCGTTGAGCTTTACGCCGCCGGCGTATACCCAGCGCGGGAACTGATCGCAGGCGGCCACAGTTTCCCCCTGGCGGAACAGCCGGAACATCGTCGATTTCTGCATCGTCGCGCAACCAGCATTAAACGTGATGCTCACCGCCGCATCGAATGCCCCCTGCCGCAGCTTGTCACCGGCGGCGTAGCGAGTAACGCACCGCTCAGCCACAAGGATGTTCTTTTGCCAGTCCGCGGCGATCTGCTGCTCTGTCTTGCGCACGCCTTGTTTAACGCTGTGCGTGTTGCCGATGCCATCCGTCCACACATCAGCGGGACATTTGTACGGGTCTCGGCGGCAGCCCTCTGCATTGCCGATCAGCTCAAGCCCTGCGTGGCTGGTCTTCACTTCGCCACTCGACAGCACCAGGCCGATGATTACCGCTACAGAACAGACGGCACCGGCGGCACCGGTTTTATTCAGCTTGCTCATCGGCAATCCTCCCCATGCGTTCGCGGCGGCGATCCTCACGAATCTTGAAATACAGGTTCATTAGCCAGGTGAGAAATGCGAAAAACAATCCGCCCAAAACTCCAATCGCGGCCCATTGCTCAGGCGAGTATCCATCAAGCAGCTTGGTAAACCAGAATGCAGCGCCACCACCGGAGGCGCCATAAGAAATACCTGTCGTGATTTTATCCATTTTCATGGCTCCACCCCGCTTTCGCGGTAAATTAATTACCGTCGGTAATGTAAGCCCAGTGTGATAACTGTTCTCGGCCTTCATCGCTGAGCGCCCATTCAACCGTGGCTGTTGGAGTTTCTTCATATGCGATAAGCATTTTGTATTTCACATATATCTTTTCTGGCTTCCCATCCTCAACAGCTGGAAGTTTGTCAGAAAAAGAAATCCACTCTCGGTTGTCCGTCGCACTAATATCTGAATATTCAGTCATGTTTAACCCTATTAATAAAAACGGTTAGAGGTCGTTGCTGCGTTTAACGTTGCCCCGCCCTGTGCCAGCGGTATCGCCCCCTCACAGCCCACCCACGTTGAAACTGCACCGCCTGAAGATGGCTCGGCGTAAACAGTCGGCTGCCCAGTCGACGAGTTATTCAATATGTAGTAGTTGGAGCATGCGGACTGGTTTGAGGAAATCTGCATGACAGGTCGAGTTGCAGTTGACAAATTTGATAAATGAGCCGAAGACGGAGCACGGCCGCCAGGGCGAACCCACACAGCCATTCCATTGATGTTGTTACAGGTTATAAATCGAATAGCGCTTTTTGCGCGCTGTTCAACAAAAACCCCCGATCCTGAGCTGGAGCCTGAACCATTTATGCGGATCTCTCCAATTGACGCATTCGCGTTCCTGATCTGGCAAGCTGTATTCCCAAGAGGGATATCCGCGTTATTGAAAATAATTCTGTTGATAGAGCAGCCGGCACCAGGCTCGATATACATGCCGACGTGAAGTGAGTTGTTCACAACAAAATCGCCAACTGTTGAGCCTACGGTATTAATGTTTAAACTCAACTGCTCTTTGTGACAGTTGTTCAGCTCTGCATAATCTAACGTGTGGCGCTCGCCACGGATAAATAGAACACCGTAGGCAGATTTTTTTGATGTGATTCGACCAATGTGATTCCCATTGCCGTTGTATATGGCGACATACGGTTTGTTACCCTGCACCAGCGGGCTATCGTCTTCAAAAATACTCTCGCCCAGCTCGATCTCACCAACACTGCAGTTATCCCCAGAGAAGCCGACGCCCAACGAAGACCACTGATCAGCCTTATAGTAGCCAACTCGGTTATTGCTGCCGAGAGGGTCACCGTCAACCGGCGCACCAAATATGACGCATCCACCGCAGATGTATCCAGGCTCTGGGTTGTTCCCAGGTAAACCCGCCTTTTTAGCATGGCACCACTCGACGCTGTTATAGTTCCCCTTCATCAGCAATGTGTCACCGCCAGAGTGGCCAATGTTCACTCGCCCGATTTGGTTGTACAGGCCATACGTCGCCACAGGGTTATCACGGACGTTGTCAAAGAACAGATCTCCACCGTGCCCCGCGTACCCCCAGAACTGGGCGCCGTCGCATGAGATATCCGTCATCTCAATGTTGTAAATGCTGCTGTGATCGCCGGCAGGGAATCCAACGAAGTTTTTCCCCTGCTCATATACGGTGTCCACGCTGCCAATGCTGCGAATTTTTCCCGGCCCGACAATGTGGTAATACGAAATTGCTGGCGACTCAAGCGGCGCCGGCGCTCGGAACACCGGCTGCATGTGATTGGCGAAAATAGTTGCGCCGTTGAAAACGAATTTCAGGCGCTGCATGTTGTTCGAAGGCATGTAGATCGTACCGTCGCAGCGATACTCTTTTCCGGCCATCAAATGGACTTCGCGCATTGTCGCCACGGCGGCGGTAATCTGTGGAGTCCAGTCACCATCATCAGGCACGCCAAACATTTCAGGGGTAACGTAGCCGATTACATCGCGCACAGTGCTCTGCCCCATGCCAATTCGGTCAGCGCCATCCGCCCCAGCAAGCACAATCAGAACGTCTGACGCCGAACCAGATTCAGGCAGCACGGTGATAGGGTTGCCGAAGTCATCGAACGCCAGGAGCTGGCGCCGGCGGCTGCCGATTGCAGGAATAACACGGACGTAATTTTCAGGAACCCGCAGCGTGCGATTCAATGTTCCTGCGGCGACGTCTTCGACGTATTGCTTATTGGCCGCATCTGAGCTGTTGACCGGGTATCCAAGGCTTTCGATCCGGTACCCTTTTGCATTGAATGGGCCGCGGAGCAGTGGACGCGTCAGCGCCAGGCCGAGGTAGATAAACGCCTGCTGAATGGCCATCCACAGCCGATCGAAATCCTTGTTTACGGTATCAGCCAACAGATCGCCGTTGTCCTGATAGTCTGTCAGGCGGTAGGTGGGGATCACGCGCTCAAGCATAACGGTAACGCCATTCGCCGGCGGGGTCAGAAATGAAACCTCGCCGCCATCAACGTTACCCACGCCAGAAATCGTATAGCCGGAGGTGATTATCGAGCCGTTGAGGGAAACAGCTAAATCACCGGCATTCAGCAGGTAAAATTCGTAGGGGAAAACAGTTGTCAGGCCGTTGGCCGTGTAAATGTTGTATGGGGTCTGGTTAGGTACCGACATAAGGCAGCCTCGGTTTTAATAGTCCACTGCGACCTCATGATCGCCATCTGTTGGCTGCCAATCTTCCCGCCCCTGAGCGGTCGGTTTCCCGACCAATTTCCCGATGCGCACCGGCGTCTCGCTGATAGCCCCCGCACCAGAGTCGATAAAGTCGTCCGGCTGGTTGGTTACCGCCGGGTTGAAATCTCGCATTTGGTCGTAGGCCGGCCCGTCGAGCACGTCGCTATGCGCCCACAGGAAACGAGACGACAGCGGCGCCTCAAACGCGTCGAGGATGCGTTTTTGCTTGTTGGTTATGGTGAACTCCTCACGGACACCGCAACCGGTACCTTTCAGCGCCTGGCGAAGCAGCTTGCCGGCGAAGCTGCCTGGGCCGTTCACCTCGACCACGACCTGCGGTATCTGGTACCGGATCACCAGATCACGGATCTGCACCACCTGGCCGCCGGTGATTTTGTCGCGCTCGTCGAACTCGGCCAGATCACCGATCAGCTCCTGGCACACATGCCAGTACAGGTGCCCGCGTGCGTCGGTCAGCACCAGAGAAAATGCGCTGGCGTCAGCTTTCGCTTTGCCGGTGGCCACGTCCCACCAGGCTACAGCACCAACGATCTGCTGGCTGCCCAACCACATCGAGGCGGTGCGGTTCGCGTACCGGATTTCCGGCTGCACGTTGTACTCGCGGATGCGTTCAGGGTCGAGGCGGGATTCGCCGATCGGTTTACTGTGCAGCTGGTACTGGCTATCCCATTCGTTGACCGTGCGCGTTTCCTGCCGGCGCTTCTCCATCTCGGCCGGCGTGAACCGCTCTGGCCATGCGCATTCGGCGTAGCAGTCCACTGTTGTTCCTGGCGGCTCAGCGAAGGTGATCCCGGTAGCCGTCAGCTGATAGTCGACACCCTCGGCGAGCAGACGCGCGCCGATGTGGATGCCGACAAAGACGTATTCCGGCCGGAATGGCAGCGCGTAGCTGCGCGCCGTCGCCTGTTTTTCATCGATGCGGTGCTCTTTCTCGAAAAGCTTGATCGTCAGGCAGTCGGCGCCCATGGCTTCGACCTCATCGTATAGGCTATCGTGGGTGTGCGGCGTGCCGATGTACAGCTTGCGGCCGCCGGGCACGAGGATGTGCGTTTGCTCTCCGAGGCGGTAGCGCAGTTTCTCGCGCGCCTCCGGCGTCTGGATGTTTCGAGGGACTTCGACGTCATCGTTTTGGCACTCGTCGGCGCGGGCCGAGGTGACGTTCGACAGGATGCCTTTTGCGTACATGCTGCCGTTACGCATATCCAGCGAGCCGTTAACCCACCACTGCTCTACCGTTCCCTGCCCGTCCGGCAGCATGCCACGCGTCAGCGGGTGATTGCGCAGCACGTTCTGCGTGTCGCGGCTGGTTTTGTACGCCGTACCGTCGGCCTCGGATTGGTGCAAGATCCGGTACTGGCGATCCCGGTAATACCGCCAGGCGTTATACACCGCCAGAATGGTGGATTTACCGAAACCACGGAAACAGCGAAGCACCGCCAGATCGCCGCGGTGCTCGAGCCAGTGACAGGCGCGGTAATGGCAGTCGGGAACATCCCACCCCATCCGCTCCGCCCACATGATGAAAAAGGCGACGAACGAAATCATTTTTTCCGCTGCTGGATACGGTCGAGAACTTCCTGCGCCGCGCGCTCAGCGGCGGATACCTGCTGCCCAAGGCGAAACGCCTCGTCGTCTGGCTCGTCGCCGTCTTTCGGCGTTCCGCCGCGCGTTTGCATGCCGATCAGCGAATGCACCTTCACCAGCAGTGTGAGCGACGCCGCTGCGTTCTTCTTGCACCAGTAGCGATCGCCGCGCTCCTGCTTCGTGTGTTTGTCGAGTGGTTTGTCGGCGCCTGGCCAGGTATCCGGATCGGCTTCCTCGAGCACGACGTCGGTTAACTTGTCGCTCAGCGCGGTAAGGCGGGTTTTGTAATCGTTGTGCATAAAAAAGCCCCATGGTTGTCATGGGGCTATGATGCGACGGGGGATTGGTCGGTTTCCTGACTATCTGTTATCAGTAGCCCCTTACATTTCTGTTGTACTCATCTACGGCATTATTTGCCTTTTGAATGGCTTCATCTTTCGCCTCTTTAATGCGAGAAATATCATTATTTGCATTCTCTACGTATTCTTTCGCTTTATTAACGTAGTCTTCAATTTCTCTTTTGTAGTTCTCCCATGCGTATTTATCATTACCATACGGCGGGCTGGGTGGGTATTCATCAAACTCAGGATATCCAGAAAAGCGTAGATTGGATCCACCGAAAACAGCGGCATTACCCGCTGTAGGTGCCAAGGAGACGAATCCTAACAAGATGGCTCCAATCAGATGACGTACACTCATTTATTCACCAGTTAAATTATTTAATTATTAATAGTTCGTTGTTCCCAAGTACCCGGCCAAAGCACTCCCAGCAAGCACCATGATCGCAAAGAACTCACCTTCATCAAAAACATCCTTCCTATAAAGCCACCACATTACTAATGCAAATACCACAACACCGATGATTAGATGCATGCTTTATTTTCCTTATTGCGGCAATCTATCTTGTGGGCGCCACCAGTAGGTTTGATTGAATTCTTTTTTAGAGCGCTTTTCCATCCTGCGCAAATAACCAGGAGAGAAATACTCTTGCATTTGGTTGAATATCATATGATCCAAAACGGCTTTTGTGTACCACAGGTTTTGTCCAGGGATTAGACCTTTCACAAACTTCACGGTATCACCACCTGTCTGCTCCGGCTTTCCTTCGACGGCATTTAGCGGAACGCCCTGCGCCAACTTGATTGCATCATCAACCAATCCGGCTACCGGGCCAAGCATGGAGGCCAGCGCTCCGGATCCATATCGTGTGTGGTCAGATAGCAGAAAATCCCCATACAGCCCCAAACCACCGCCTTTAAGCAGCGCGTTAAGCCAGAATTGCGGTGCCTTTTCGCCAAAGGCTTCGCGGGGATTTTTGCCCGCAATCAGGTCGCTAATCTGTTGAGACATAGCTCCTAAAATCGTCGTGCTAGCCAAGAACGTCGCGAGGTAAGCGGCGCGGCCGCCAGCCGATGGCATTCCCATAGCACGCGACCAATGGCGCATCATCACTGATATCGGGAAGGATTTGAACAGGAAAAGGCTGCGCCAAAGCTCCCCTGAAACAGTGCCTCGTTGCATGCCCGCGCCTGCGATCATGCGCTCCCGCGCGCCAGGCGAGATCACCGCCATGTCAACCTCTTCGGAAACCGTGGCGAGAAGCTTGCGCATCGCCTCGAACTTCACTCGCTCCGGGTTACCAAATGCCTCGAGTTTTTCATTCGGAATACGCATGATGCTTTCCGGGGTGAGCATGGTTGTATTACCGTTCCCCCAACCCTCTTGTTCGGCCAGGCGCCAAATGCTCCAGTCGCGTTCTGTAATCCCTTTGCTTTTGAGGATCCGGCTATCATCAGCAGCAATTTTCCCAAGGCTTCCATGCTGACGCACCAGATTACCCACGCCGCCCATCATGGTGACGCCATAGGCGCGTTTATGGGCATCCGACCAGGCAGACAGGCCGCTGGCGCGCATAACTGCGTTGGCCGTCCAGCGTGACGCCGATGGGCCCATGTTGTCGGTCGCCCAGCGGTTCACGCTGCCGATCAGCGTTTCCATCGATAGGCCGGCGCCGCGCGCAAGCCGAAGCTCTTCTTTGTTCGCCGGATTCATGGCTGCCAACTGGTTACGCAACAACTGCGCCATGGGCAGATTGTTCACTTTGGCGGTAAGGTACATAGTGCCGTTATCCGAAAGTGAAGAGATCAGCGCCGAACCGAGCCGCGTTGCAACAAGCCAGTTTCGGACGTTATCCGACCAGCGCGCGATATGTGGGTTCGCGATGGGTTGCGTTTTTCCGGCAACAAAATTGTAAAGGCTCTCGGTACTGTTACGCAGGCGATTAATACGCCCTGACCGCTGCGGGTTTGCCTTTGCTGTCTCGCTGGTCAGCTGATCCAGCAGAGACCGGAATACGTGATCGGGGTTGGGCCCGTAGGTTTCCACCAGCGCGATATCCTTGCTCACGCCATCAATGTGATTTACCAAAATGTCCCACATCGATTTTTCGCCAAAGCGCTGCTGGTATTCGAGGTAGGTTTCGGCATCACGAAAATGAATCTGCCGTTCAGCACTCCCGCGATTTGCCCGAGCGCCAGAGATCCGCAGCCCACTGTCGCCCAGCTTGTTCATACCTCCAGTAGCGATCGTTTTGTAGGCGTCGCCCAGGAACGCAGCAAGCTCCGCATCATTCATCATCTCGCCGTTTTCTTTCACATATTTATTGCGGTCGAGTTTCCCAACGACAAAGCCCACCCATTCATCCTGTGACGCCTTACCCACCTTCTCCATGGAATGATGCTGCGGCAGCCCCCAATCCTCCAGGAATCCCACATCGCCGCCGGCATCGTTGAAGCGCTGGCGCAGCAGTTCTGCGACACGACGCCACGCTTGGGCGCCTTTTTTAGCCCGCTGATTTCCAGTTTCCTGCCCGCGCATTTCGTAGACCAGATCGCGCACGCCTTGATTGTCTTCGAACAGCTGGAAGAAGCGCGGATCGATAGCTTCGAAAAGCTCCTCCAACTGGCTCAGAGCATAATCGCGGGTCGCCTTGGTTCTCGACTCAACGGAAAGAAAATTAGCCTTGCCGTCCGCGTGAAAAGCTATGGTGCGGTTTAGCGCCTCGAGCTTTCCATCCTTGCCCTGGTAGCTGTTGATGTAGTTATCAAGGCGCTGGCGCGCGGCAATGGTTAAGGCTACACGCCGCTTTTTCAGTGCGGCCTCGCGCTGCAATTCGTCGGCCGCCATCTGCCCGGCGCGCTGCATCCGTTCCGCTTCGCTAAGATTGCGCCATGAAGCTGGATCGTTACGCGCGAGGTTGCGCATATTTTTCACGATGCGATCTTCAATCCCTTTTATTTCTGCGGCGGTAAGTGGTCGCTGTGATGCTGCGGTGATCGCCTGAATGCACTCGTCTCTCATGAAATTATCTCCTCAGGAAGCAGCTCACGGCCACATCAAATAAATTTGCGTCATGTTGGGCATTGGCAACATCGCGATCGGCCTCAGCCATTAGATCGGCAGCTCTTACCACCGTTGTGCTGTCATCTGGATTTACGACATGAACCTGCAGATCCGGGTTGTCGGAAATGGCGCGCTGCGCCTCCAGTGTATCGGCCTCCGCTGCACGGGAATCATCCCCGCGTATGGCGCGCTCCGCGCCCGCAATTTCATCTTGCTGGATCTGCTGTCGCGTTCTGGGTTTCGGTGTTGCGAGATAATTGGCGCCGGCCACATCGTCGAAACGAACCGCGTCAGTGTCGCGAATTACGGCATCAGGTAATCCCATCGCCTTACGCACCTCTTGCGATGCCAGATCGACGCGCGGGCGGCGCTGAATAAACTCGGCTCCATCCATCAATGAACCGACGTCTACCGGGTGCCCAGCGAGCGCATCAGTCATGGCTTTATCCATGGCGCGGGCATGCGCATTGCGTGATAGGACGCTTACAGGAACACCAGGCGATGCCGTAACCTCATAGTTGAGGTGAGAGCTTGAAGTCAGCGCCGCGTCGATCTCTGCCGGCTCTGCGCTGCGTACCGCCACGCTTTCGCCCCGGCTATTGATAAATCGACCAAGCCCGCCGAAAGCTATGCCGAGCACGGCGTCGACCGCCAACGCCTGGTTATCGAAAACATCGTACTGGCGGGCCATATACTCATAGCCACCGCGTCGTAGGATCTCCGCTGATAAACCCCTCTGTGCCATGCCCATCGCGACGTTGGTACCTGCGGAATAAAGCAGGTCAGGTACCGCCCGCGCAGCAGTACCGGCAGCAGCTCCTACAGCTGTACCGCCGGAAGTTAGAGCGGCGCCAACACCTTCAGCTACTGCACCACCGGCACGAAGGCCGAGAGACATAGGAAGAACTGCGCCAAGCGCCGCTGTCCCGCCAGTTACCAGCGCTTTTTCTACAGCGGTGCCATAATCCACACCGTCAGCACGAGACTTCTCGTAATCGGAAAAGCCCTGCAGGCCGCCAACTGTTGCCGCAGCGCCAGGCAACCCACCCAACAACGTGCCAGCCGCCGCCTGCCCACCCACCTCCGCCAGAGAGAAAAGCACCTGCCCGGCGGTACCGGTGGTTCCTGCATCAGGCGTTAACGCTCGCACCTGCTGTTCCGCCAGCTTTCGCTGATTCTTGATGAAACTTTCAGAGGTGTCGTTCACCCCGAACGCATCATTAACAGCCCGCGAGATCGGCGACACAACAGCATCCACGCCAGCCCAGGCAACTTGATCGGCCTGTGTAACCCCGGCGTAAAGCCCCTTGAAAGGTGCAGTGAATGCGCCATCAAAAAAATCAGCATCAGAGCGGGCGGACCCGATCGGGTTTTCTGCTGCCGTCGCCAGCTCCCTGTTTTGCTGCGCCTGGTTAAATCCGAAATAACTCACTGCGGTATCCCTCCATTTCCGAGTCGAACGCGCTCAGCGTTGATGCTGAGCACGACCGGATTACCGTCCTTTCCGAGCAGGTAGCCAGCTCCAAGTTTTATCAGGTATTGGCTGTCGCCAAAGCTCTGCAAGCCATACTGGCCAGGCGGCGCTTTTATGCCAGCCTCGACAATCTGAGATTTCCATGCGGTGTTAACCGCAGAATCAAACTGCCCCTCTGACATTCCCCACGGCAGCAAAACCTCTCCTTGCCCGTTGTAATCGTAAACGCCACCGGTGGCCACGTTGATTGCCTGAGTCCATGCGTCACGATCATACTCGCCAGAAACATCACCTTTTTTGGCCATCAGCCCGGCGTAGTAGTCCTTGGCCACCTCATAGGCCTGTGACGCGCCAGCAGCATCACCGGCAAAGGCGTTCCCAACTGCATCAACAAAATCAGGGCGCAGATCGGAATCTTTCGGTATCTCGATTCCTTTCGTTTTGTTCTCCACCCCGTTCACTTTGGTGGTGATCCCAGCCCGAGCATTCGCCCCTTCGATGATTGTTTTTGCCGCATCATCGGGGTTTACCATGGAGTCTGAGATCCATCCGGACTTGCCGATCACATTACCGCTCTTACCCATAATCGCGCCTGCGACTGCAGCAGACGGGGCGTAACTGCTAACCTGCTGCAGAGCTGCGGAATACTGCGCGCCAGTCCCTAACCCCTGGCGCATCGCATCCAGGTAGGCGACAGACTGCGACGCTGGCGCTGTACGCAGCATCTCACCAATCTGCGATGCTTCTGCCTTTGAAAATACGGTTAACGGCGTGCCGTAGTGTCGGGCGATCTCCGGGGTAGCGCTGGCACGGTTGGTAAGGCTGCTGCCGAATGCCTCAGGGGATTGCATGTCCAGCGGGTTTACCTGCTGTTGGCCGGCGGCATAAAGGATGGGATCGGCTTCACGTACTTTGTTCACGTACGCCACGGCTTTTTGCAAGGTTTCGTATCGCTTAGACGATTCGGCGAACCCTTCGCCGGGTACCGGCTCGCGAGCGTTAAGCAGTGCCTGCTGACCGCCCGGAGATAGCTGTTGTACAACCGAAATGTCGCGGCTAAGTTGGCGCGTGTCGAGGTAGCTGGCGTACTCTTTTTGTCCGGCGTCATACCCATAAGCACGGACAAACTCGCCCTCGCTAAACTCGCGTGGATAGCTCTTGCCCTGGTAGGCGACGGCGTTAAAGTCCTTCAGCTCACTTTCCAGCCCGGCACGATATTCACGCTGCTGTTGGCTTAACTGCCCTTGCGCCATGCTACGCAGTCGCGCCAGCTGTACCGGGTCAAGCTGAGTAACCGCTGTTGCTGCGCCAGCTGCACGCAAATTTCCACCTTCTGGCTGTGGCAAGGCGGTCATTCCCAATGCAGCCATAGCACCGGTGGTGATCTGCTCTTGCGAATAGGGATTGCTGCCATTTTCGTGTTGGGTGATGCTGGCGCACAGCGCGGTAAGCGTGTTGATATCGGTCAGATCAAGACGTTTGTCAGCCGGCACGCCGAGCGCCTTGGATACCGCCGCCGTATAGGCTGCAGTGTCGTTTTCGTTTGGTGGCGCCCACCGCCCGATAATTTGCTCAACCGTGGTGTAACCGCGTTTGTTGTAGGCCAGAAGATTTTTACATAGCGCGCGCAGCCCGTGTTCCGGTGTGGCGAACGACGCAAAACGACCATCGCCTTTTACTTCCCCGTCCCAGGTATTGGCAGTTTTAACCAGATTGCCGGGGTTATTGTTGCGAAGTCCTACCGGGTCAGAAGCACCGCCGCCGCTGTAGCGCACCGCTCCGCCGACGTCTGAAGGCTCGCCCATCAGCCTGGCGGCCGTGTCGGCATCTGACGCAACCAAGTTTTCCATGGTTTTATATGCAGTTGTCTTAACGTAATTATTTTGCTGTTCGGTTACCTGTTCCGGCGTCCAACCGTGGGCCTTGCCATACTCAGCGATCTGCTGCTGCGCGCTACCAACCTCTAACTGATAATTAACGTTGTCACCCCAATAGCTCTGCGCGCGCGTGGAGCTGTTCGCTATGGTCGATTCAAAATTTCCCTGCTCCACCTGGCGGCGCTGGCTCAGTTCATGGGTTAATCCTGTGCGCTCGAGCTGGATGCGTTTTGCGATTGCCTGCTGCTGGAACTGCTGGCGCACTTCCTGCGGTAAATCGGCTGCAAGTTTGTTCGCAAAGTCTTCGTACTGGCTGGTGTAGTTTTTGGTCGCACCTTCCGCATTGGTTCCCTGCTGTGCCAGTAAGCCATGGTCAGGATCGTTAACCAGCCCGTTACTGAAATCATCAAGCTGTAGCGTCAGCGCCTGCAGCTGGCTCTGGTTTTCCTGGGCAATTCGGCGCTGCTGATCTTCGGCAACACCGATCCCGACGGTCGCCAGATGCTGCAGTGCATTGGCAGGAGCACCAACGTTCCCAACGTCAATTCGCGTACGCTGGGCCTCCGGCACCACATTGCCAAAATTTCCAGTTGGTATCCGCATCAGCGCACCCCCATATTTGAGAACATGTTATTCGACGCCGCGGTACCGGTATTCGTCGTGGTTGTTGGATTGGATTTTTTCCAGCCGGAGTAACCGGTTCCGGCGGCGGACAGTAGCGAGCTGCCCGCGTTGATGTAGCCGGACGTCGCCGCATTGCGGCCACTGAGTCGGTCAGCCTGCGCCTGCGCGTTGTACCGCGCGCCGGTGTTCATGCCGTTCAGAATCGTCGTGTAGGCGTCCTGCTCTGCGTCGCCGGTGATGCCGGACGTGATGCGCAGCGCCGTACCCTCGCCAGTTTCGACGCCAGACGCTGCCAGCGCCGCGTTTGCCTGTGCTGCCTGCTCACGTCCTGCCTTGCGTATCCTGTCGGCTTGTACGCGAGCTGACGCGCGTGCAGCCTCCGCATCGGCGTTTGCCTGGCCCGCCTGGTAGTTCGCCATTTTCTGCTGCTGGATACCGCTGGCAGCAGCGCCACCAGCGGCAAGAACCGAGGATGCAACCAGCGCTATTTCCACACCTGAGCACATAGTCAAATCTCCTTCGAATACAACAGGCCAGTGCGCGACAGGCCAAGACGTTCATACATCGCCCCGGTGCGTTCTTCGTGCACGCCGGTGGTGATGCCCATATTGATCACGGCGGCGCCATGGTCAGCGGCCCACGCGATAAAGGTTTTAGCCAGGCGCGGGCCTGCAGAACCGCCGCGGTGCTCAGGAGCGATAAACAGCCCGTATTCGAACGCCATCAGCTTGCGCGAAAACCACTGCTCGGCGATGCCGCCGGCCAGCCAGCCGATCACCTGGCTATCGCGCTCGGCCACCAGCACGCATCCGCTAGGTGCGGCAATCAGGTGCTGCGCCAGCTCGGCGCATTTCTGCTCGTCGAATGGCGAGGTTTCCGCGTAGCGCGACTCCAGATACATGCGGGCGCCCAGCTCAATCAGTGCCGGGATATCCCCGGCGGTTGCGTTGCGGATCATTGTCAGCCCCCGTTACTAGTGAAAGTGGTAATGATGGATAGGAGGTGGAACGGCAGCGGCTGGCGCTGCTGGATCAGGAGCGTGTCCTCGCCCTTCTCCCAACCCAATTTCCCGAAGTAGTGATCGCCGGTGAACAGCGGCGCCGGCTGGTTGAGGATTTTCGGGCCGAATGTGCGGAACGGGATCACCTGGCCGTTACACTCCGCGCCGGTGGTTTCGAGAAAACGCATTGTCACTTCGCTGGTGCGCTTCTTGGCGCTCTGCGTTGTCCCCTCGGTAGTGCCCACTTCAGGCGTGAGCGTTTGGATCGTGGATTCAAAATGCAGGCCGATTTCCACGCGGTAGGCTTTTCGCGTCAAGGTGATCTGACCGCTGGAAACTACCCGCACAGGCATCACAGAACCGTCAGCGACAACATCGACGGTCTGCCCCTCGAGGTGATTTAACCCTGCCCACGTCGTTGCACCGGCAGCAGCGGAGCCGGTTACGGCGGCGTCGGTGTAGAGCGTAGAATCGAACACCTCGACATAGCGAACCACCTGGCCGCCAATCTCCCGGCGAACCAGCGCGTAAACCACGTCGTTACTGTCCGACGGGATCGACGCTACGGACTCAAACCCGCCGGCGGTGATTTGGCGAGACCAGGCGATCACTTCCTGCGCCCGGTCGATTGCCATCGTCACCATCACGCCGTCGGTGCGAACCAGCCAAATAAAGGCATCGGGCTGCTGCTGGTACGCCATATCGATCACACCGCCAGCGGTGATATGTTCGGCCAGCACCGTCATATCGTTGGCGGAATACGAAACAAAGCTGTCCGGGTCATAGGCTACGGCGTAGAGCTTGCGACCAGCGCGCTGCACAAACATGATTTCGGTACCGACGCGCACCGGGCGGATCCCGTTGCAGCCGTATGGACTGGGGTTTTTCACCGAGATATTTGTCGGGGTGATCGCCGCATCGTTGCCGGCGGTGATCGTGAACTCGCCGCCGTACGTCAGCGCAATCAACGTGTTCATTTGCGCCAGGTGCACAATCGGGTTGAGCTGGTCGGAAGACAGCGTAAAGCTGATCGCCTTGTCGTCGTCGGTACCCAGCTCAAACGACAGGTAAACGCCGGTTTCGCTGAACCAGATGGTTTGCGGGTACTTTATCGATCCGGCTAGAACGAGGCGCTGTTGGTGCAGGGTCACCGCGCTAGGGTAGCCGTATTCGTCAGTCCATACCGTGTCTTCGCGTGTCCACGCGCCCGGCGACGCTGCCTGTGTGGCGGTTAGATCTGTGCGGATAACGCCGACGGCGACCTGTTCACTGGTGATGCTCTTGATCAGCACCAACCCGCTGTTAATGCGGACGTATGAGCCCACATCTTCCGCCACCCAGCCAGGGCCAGTGAATGGCGCCGGATCCTCACTGTCTTTCGGCGGCTCGTCGTCGCTCAGCGTCAGCGTGATTTCTGAGCCGACAAATTCCTTAACTGACGGCTTGCACCATTTTTCCGGCGTGTCGCGGATTTCGTCGAACGGCTCAACGATAAACGGACACGGCTCAAGCACCCAATCAAGCTGCCCGCGCCGCTGCAGGCGGTGAGGCTTCACGCCCTGGTGCACCAAAAACATGGTATCGGCGCCCTGAACGTAATTCACGGCTGACAGCATGGCTGAGTTGTACGGGCTGGCGATTTCATACGGGGTGTTGTCGTCGTTCACCAGCTGCGCGCCGTTCTGGAAAATTCGCATGTAGCCGTCGCCAAACTCCAGCACGTACGCCTGAGAGCGGTTAAACACGTAGGGGATCAGCCGGGCGCCGCGGTCGCCGTATTTGGCCACTGCCGCGTAACGAGTGCCAGGACGACGCATGACACCGCCCTGCACAACGCAAACCGCATTCTCGATCTGCTTGGCGCCGTTGGCGTACCGCGCGATATCAACGCGCCCCATGAGACGCGGGGAAATCTCGCCGGCGGTAAAATTGGTTTTTATCAGGTTGGCGCGCACGGTCAGAACCTCGAGTTATACGTTGGGTAGCCGCCAAGCTCTTCCGGCGGATCTTCCTGCCCATCGATAGATTTGGCCTGGCGCAGCAGATAGGCCGCCTCTTGGGTCAGGCTGTCGCGCAAGCTGGCGGATGCCGTTACCGCATAGGCCAGCTTGGCCGCCATGGTGGCTTCTGCCAGATTGACCAGCGCCGAATCCCAGGTCGATTCGTCTTCATTGCGGAAGATGTAGCGCAGGCGGATCACGTTCTGGTTTGCCAGCAGCTTCTTGCCCTCTATGCGGTACGGGATTTCGTCCCACTCTTCGCCGACAGACAAGATGCGGATCAGGTCGCCGGGTAACGGAAATTGGAAGCCGAAACCAAACGCCGGCGCCGTGCTGCTGGGTGAAAGCACCACGCGTTTAACCGCGCAATTCCATGGGTGCTTGCGCAGCAGGTCATTGCGCACTGTCGGGTAGATATTTGAGCACAGGCGGGCGTGTTCGGTGTTTTCGTCAAAGCTGTTGATCGGGTGCGCGCCGAGCGCGAGCAGTGCGTTAGAGCAGATGGAAATACTGGAAGCCATGGCGATACCTCATGAAAAAGGCCGGGGTGTTACCCCCGGCAAAGTAGCGCTGGCATTAAGCGGTGAAGTCGATCGCGACAACCTTGTTTTCGGCTGCGCGGCCGGCGCCATAGGACGCATCGACAGAGATCTGAATGGTGTTGTTCTTGTCGCGGCGCGGGCCAATATCGGTGTTGTACTCTGCACCGGTACCGAAATGCACCGCGGACTTGCACCAGGCGACGGCGGTCTTGGTGGTGACAGCCGGATCGCCAGCGCTGGCCGAGTCCACTTTTTCGTATGCCAACCACTTGAAGCCCAACCAATTGCCAGATACCGCACCTTCCTGCAGCATTTTCACGGCCATAAAATCGGCGCTGGTCAGGGTGGTGTCGCTCAGGATCTGCGTGAGCATGTCGGCGTTGTACGTGATGAACAGTTCTTCGCCGTTCTGCTCGTCACACTCATTGCGGCGGAACATGGCCTTAGCGGCGATCAGCTTGGCCTTGGTCATGCCGGTACCGCCGGCCACAATCTTCTGAGACGCTGGCAGCGCCACAGGAGCGTAGGCACCAGTGTCCGAGGTTTTACGCAGGACGGTATCCAGCAACGCGCGATAAATCACGTCATCTTTTTTGCGGTTTGCTGCCGCCAGGGTCAGCTGCAGATATGGCCCCTGCGGGTCAGCGATCAGCTTGCGTAGGTCGCGTTTCTCCACCGGCACGAACACGCCATAATCCGCCATTAACGCGTTACGGGTACCCGCTTCAGGCAGATCCCAAACCGTATCGCCAAAGCGCTCGGTAATTGGGTTCATCTCGATGGTGCCCATATCGTTGATGGTGAACGACGCACCGGTAATCATCCCGCGATCGTGTACGGCAGCCTGCAGGCGCGAGTCCTTCTGCTGCGATGCGATTTCGAAAGAATCATGGAACTGCTGCACAAAGGCGGCAGTGATCATGTTCTTGTTCGGATCAAAAGCCATTTTTTATCACTCCAAAGATTATCGCCTGCGGGTTATCGGGTTACCGGCCCTGAATACACCAGGCGAGTGGCGCGTACGCCTGGCGGGAGATATCAGTTATCCGGCTACCACACCGGGCTGTTGGAGTGATAATGTGTGAGGTGAGCGGTCGGAATCCCGACCATTTCATGCGGGGGTGATGATGGAAATGCGTTAGTAATCAATCGGGCTACTAACGCAGGCTTTAGTCAAAACATAAAATCTGCTTTTAACTTACTTCTTACATTAGAGACTTCTTTTTCAACTTCATACAACTCTGAATGTACGACGCGAATAAAGTCCAGGAGAAGTGTCCCTTCAGTCACTTGGGTAAAGTTACCATCCTCTCGATAGTCATCTGCAACCGTTTTCTTTTCGGTCATATCATTGTTTATCTTTTCTATTGCAGAGTTGATTCTATCTGTAAATTTTATAACGTCATCTCTAATTTCGTTAAACGAACCAAAACTCTCCTTTAACTCTTCCTCTTGCTTTTTAAGCGCCTGAAGACTTTCTGAAGAAACTCTGATATTTACATCAATCTGCATCTGCTTATCTTCTATCTTTGCCAACTCCCCCTTACCTTTTTCAATATTTTCGTGCAACTCTTGGTATTGCTTCTGCATTTGCTCCGTGTTGAATTCAACACTCGCAATAGATCTTTTCTTTTCAGCTATCTCCAAGGCTGTTCGTGTCCTTTCTGATTCAACAGCACTATCTGCATTAGCGCGATCTTTCGCAAGAGCAATGATTGCAGCACACTCGTCACTTTCCCTTTGCTTTTTATTGTTGTCAATTAACTTCTGCGCAAATCGTTGTAGAAAGGAAACAAGCCACTGTAAATAAGGAAACGCAACACTTAACAAGAAGCCAGATGAGACCGGACACAGAAAACCTTTAAATAAAAAATCCCCACTTATTTTAATTGCATTAATTCGCTTTTCAATACTTACATCACTAAGCATCACAAAAAGTATATTATCCCAATTAAAAACAATCCAAGATAGAAATATAAACCCAAACAGGGGTGTGTTAATTCTGTCCATCAACGTTTTCTTAACAGATTCGATCAATCCATCATCCGCAGCGCTGCTCATATTATACCTTCAAGAAAGTGTGGGTAAAAACAGGATGATGATAAATAAAAAATTTAGTGTCTGCAGCTAAAAAAGCCAGCAAACAGCTGGCTTTTATGAGTTATGCCACAGTTTGCTCTCCATAAGTTTTCTGGTAGAACGCCTTCACTTGGGCGGAAACTCGTTCGTGGTCGGCGTGTTTCGGGTTGCTGTAAGCCTCTGACTTCATCAGGTCGCGGATGCTCTGCTGTTCTTCGAGATTGATTTGGCCGTTACCTACAGGGGTATCCTCGCCCATCTCCGCACCGATTTTCGCCAGCATGCGGATCACCATTGGGTTGTTGCCGATCTCGTCAATCTTGCCCTGGTCGGTAGGGTCAGCCAGCGACATAAACGCACGGTGCGCCAGCCCGATATTTTTCTGGAATTCCGCATCGGTTTTCCACGTGCCGCGCAGCTCCGTGGCCGCTGCCTCTTGATCCAGCTCAGCAGCTCCGCCCACCAACGCCGGGGCGCGGTTCATGTACTCGCCAAGGATAAAGCCCATCTGATCGTTGGTGATACCCTTGGCGTGCGCCGCCTTGAGGAATCCCTGCATCTCAGGGTCGGCCTTGAACTCGTCCCACTTGAAGCCCTCAACTTCAACGGTAGGTGCATACTCGTCTACGGTTTTCGGCGCCGCGCTGGTACCGCGCTGTTTTTCGAGGTGCGTGTAGGACTCGGCCAGCTTGCGCGCGGAACCTTCGATATTGAGTTTCCCGTCATCGCCCATGACGCGGAATTTCTCAGGCACCCAATCATCGCCACTTGGCTGATTCTGTGCGCCGGTGCTCAGCAAGGAAGTGCTGCCGCCACCGCCGGTGCCTGGGTTGCCGCCGTCACCAGTGCCGCCACCTTCCCCACCTTCGCCAGCTGCATTCATGAAAAAGTGTTTAAGCTTCCACATCGTCGTTTACTCCGTCTGCCAGATTAAGCTGGCGCAAAATGAAATCGAGCACATCGCGTTGCCCGGCCTTAAAACAGGTTTGGCGGTCGCCCTCTGGGCCGCCCTTCACAAAAATTGATCCACCGAAACGTCGGGTTAATTCGTCCAGCACCTCGGCGCCGCCGGCCGTCTCTTCAAACAGCCGCTTGTAATCCAGTGGTGAAACTTTCTTGATGCCCATCAGCCCCCCGCCAGTTGTTGGCCAATTGCTTCACCAGCACTCTGTCCCGCAGCGCCTGCAGCCTGCTGGCCGGCTTGCATCAGCAACGCCTGTTGCTGTTGTTGCTGCTGCGCCTTGGCGCGCTGGTCGCGCAGCGTGGACACGTCCGCCGACGAACGCATAACTTTGGCCGGTACCCCCAGCGCCTCACCAACAACTCGGCTTGCTTCGTCGCTGTCCATGTTGTCGATAATGTCCGGGTAAACCTGCACCAACTGCATAACGTTCTGGGCGTAACGCTCAATCGCCGTGACATCCTCCAGCTTCTGTGCGCGCGCCAGCGGCGAGATATAGCGCACGTTGAAGTTGGCGGCGTTCATGCTCTCCGGCGGCTCAGGGAACACGCCTGCGCGGAACGCGATACCGAAACAGCGCTCAACCAGCGGCTGCAGGTATTCCGCCTGGAATCGGCCGTACACCGGCCCCAACAACTGGCGAATCAGCGCGACGCGCACGTGCACTTCGGTGGCCGTCATGGCTGGGCCATCCTGGGGCTGCAGCTGGTCGGCCATCATGATTTTGCGGATTGAGGCCTGGAGGCGTTCCTCAGCGGTGAATGCGACGTTGAAATCGGAACCGGTGAGCAGCGGCTTCATGCTGTCGACGCTGTTAGCCACGATGATGCGGCGTGGCCCCACCTTCACCGTGCGAGGGTTAAGCACGCCGTCGTCCTCGGCGATCCACATGCCGGAAATCGCCAAATCCTGCGCGGCTTTCTCCATGCGTTTGGTTTCGTTCAGCTCCTTGCAGTCCGGCAGTGCGTCATAAACCGGGCCGATGCCGTACGAACCGCCGGGAATTTTCATCCAGCGCGGCACGCAGCACGGGAATTCGTGATAGCCGGATTCGCGCACCACTTTTTTTGCGGTCACGTCGATGTTGTACGACGCGAAGCGCAGGTTTTTAGCCAGGCGCGCGTTAACCATGTAATTCGTGCGCGGGAAAATCGCGTGCAGGAAATCAAACTTGTCGTCTGGCTTTTTCTTGGCGGCGTCGCGGATCTTCTCGCTTACGGCATCCTGGCCAAACTCACCGATCGCCTGCTCGGCGGTCAGCTGATAGCTGCGGAAAATCGTATCGACAATGCCGTCCTTGCGGGTCGATGCAACATAGCACTGCGCCAGTGGCCACTGCTGGAATGAATAGCCGCCCTCTTCCCGGTCTTCATCGACGTACAGCACGAACCAGCCGGCGCACACCACATCGAGATTGGCCTCGTAGCCCTCGGCGTCGAAGTTGGCCGCGTGGATGTTTTCCCACACCAGCGTTGCGCAGGTAGAAAGCCACGCCTTGGCATCGTCCGGCAGGGATTCGCTGTCGAGGTTCAGCCACTGCGCGTTTGCCGGCGTCATGCCGGACATGAGAGCAGACGCCAGCATGCGCGAACTATCGGTCGCCGTGCCGTCCAGCAGCTTGGCCACCTTGTGCTTTGCGCTCTGGGCATCCAACACCTCAGACGAGAAACCAGCGCCGCGCAGCGGGTACGTGTAGTCGTAGCACTCCCGCCAGACACTTTCGTGTACCTGACGGGAAGCTTTGAGCGTGTTCACGCGTTTAATCAGCCTTGCGGCGGTGTCGTCCATCAATCACGCCCCCAGCGTTGATTTGTTTCCTGCCGCCTGAGCGCCGCTTGCGAGCAGCGAATCACCTGCGTCGGTAGCGCCCTGGGCGCCGCTGGCCAGTAGGGAAGAGCCTTTCTTGCGCTTCTTGCGGCTTGCGGCGTCGGCGTTTGCAGATTTAGCCGCGGCATCTGCTGCTGCGTCTGCCTCGGCCTGCGGGTCGGTCTGTACTACTTTCGGTGCAGATCCACACATAGCGGTTTCCTTAGCCTGGTACGTGCCAGCCGTGTTCGGTTAAAACAGGTTTGCCCGGTGCCGGCTGCTTCTTGCCCTCTTCGTTCGTCACCATCGGGCCAGAGCCACCGGTAGCCACATCGGTGGCTTTCTTCACCAGCGTGAGGAATTCGAGGTTATTGGTAAGCGGGTGGCCTTTTTCGTCGATGAAAGCGTACGCTTCAAACTTCGTGATGATGGCGGCTCCCTGCTCATTGATAGCTCCCAGCAGCGCATTGCGGGCAGCTAATGCAAATGCTTCTTCGCTGCTTTGTGGCTCCTGGACGGTAATCACCGTAGCGCCAGCGGTGGCGGCGTTCAGCTGTTCCGGCGTATTTGAGGGCTGCTGCACGACAGAATTCAACAGCAGTGCGTCAGCGGCGTTTTCTTCCGGCCGCTGATTTTCCTGTCCGGGGGTTTGGATTTCTTTACGTGGTCGTCCCATTGCGTTTACTCCGTGGGTTGGTGAGCGGTCATTGTCTGCCCTACTTGCGGTCGGATTCCCGACCAAATCGACAAAGGGATAGTGGTAACCACGAAGTCACTGAACTATAAGGGTGCTGTTTCGCTCAGCTTTGATATAAACTCTGTTCGTTTATGGGGGGAATATGGATACAGAAATCATTAATTACGAAACGATGTTAGCTACGCAACAATCAGCTAAATGGGCATTTTGGGCTATGTGGGGCACATGGTTTTCAGGGGGCGCTACACTACTTGCAGCATTTGTAGCATTAAGAGCATTGAACACTTGGAAGCATCAAGCGCGACATTCAGAGCTAAAATCGTTGAAAAACGCACTGATTAACTATCGAAATCTAGCTATTTATCTTCCTGAGAGAATTGTTCCAACTAACCCGAATGAGTTTAGAGAGGCTGCAATAGCCTCTCAGAATGCAATGAATCATATATGGGCTGTTGTTACCGAAATGGAAATAGACCTTTCTAACCCTAATGAGATTGGAGAGGCTTGGCTTGAGCTTTTCGAGACTCACAGCAAATATATGAGTGGGGAAATAAATCATTATCTAGTTATGGATGTTCTGTTTCGCTTTATTGCCATACCAATAGTTAACCCTGTTAAATAATGGGTTTGTATACTTTTATCGTCTTGCCTGCCACCATTTTTTATAGACAAGCGTGGGTATATTCTCCCTCTCACCTCCAGTTAGTTCGCACCAGAGAGCAATCAGTGCCTCCCCGTCTCCGTGACGGGGTTCAGATCCCGATTTCCAGCCGAGAACAGCCGATTTCGATACACCCAACTCCTCTGCGATGCTCTGCGTTGCCATGCGGGTGCGGTTGATATCGGTAATCACGCGAAACCAGTCGGTGCGGAATGTTGCGACAAGCGGCATGATCAGCCCCCTAAACGCGCGCGTGCGCGAGCATAGAGAGGGAAAAACGCGCCGCCGGCCATTGTAAGAAGATGGGCCAAACAGGATTTTGTTCTTTGCCACCGCTGGGCGCCCTGTGACTTTTCGCTATTTCCTGCTGGTCTTAGAGGTAGGATTAAATTCTGCATTCGCGCAATTCCTCCACTTCCCTTGTGACTTGTTCCAGCAATTCCAGCTCAGTGCCGTAATTCTCCTCCCATGTTTTCCTTCCTGCGTGCACAGCTACACCGTGGCCGCCAGTGCGGTGATGCGGTGGGCATAACGGGAGGGTTTGCTTATGGGTGGCGCGCTGTGCGGTGCCCTGTCCTGTGCGGATATGGTGTATTTCTGCAGGGGATGAGCCGTAACCCAGATTGCGGCAGACGACGCAGCCAAGATCTGCCACGTCGGATAACCATTGTTTTTCGTCTTTAGTCGCCATGGTTCCCCCTATGCCGTGTAGCTGAGCAGTTGGGAGGCGGCGTTTTCTGCAGCCTGCTGATTTGGGAACGCGCGGAACAGAATGAAATTCCAGAGCACGTCGATTGTGGCTTTGTAGAGCTGGGCGAACTCGATATCGTCCATCTTTGCGAACGATACGCTGCGGGGTTCTTTGCGCTCGCTGCCATCCGGCATCTGGTATGCGGTGTAGTGGCCAGATTGGATAGTTACCCAGGCGCGGAATGCCTCGAACGATTTTGCGGCGCTGATATTCCCGGCGAGCTTTTCTGCCACATCCTGCAGATATTCGTCGGCGGCTGCCTGCAGGGTGCTTTCGTTCCCGGCGTAATACGCGAGGAATTTCACGTAACCAGTGATCAGCTCTTTGTCGGTCGGCGATATGGCGCCGCCGGTCGGTTCCCAATACTGGAAGCCGAGATTCAGCAGGGAAAAATATTTGCGGTGAAATGCCGGGTTACGAGCCTGGCTAAAATCGGCATACAGGACAGCGCCGATCTTCACTTTGGTTTTCAGGAATTCGATCGCGTCCGGGGTGGCCGGCACTAACAAATTTCCTGCGGATTTTACAAACGAATACTGCGCCATGGGCTTTCTCCGGTGGCGCAGCAGTTGCTCAGAATTCGAACGGGCTGGGTGTTCAGTCCAGCCCGTTAATTATAGCGCGTTTCCATCAGGCCTTACAACCGAATAACCTGCGCATTTTGCCAAATCAATCAATGCGTTAAGTGATGCTACGTGCTCGTTATCCTTAACGATGCGAGTGCCGGTTATCACTCCATTTCTGCAGGAGATAACCATTCTTCCGGTGCTGGGCAATGATTTAACTAAATCTTCAATATCAATCAATTAACTATCTCTTTTATTGTGTACTGCAATGATATTGCATCAAAATACTGTACAAATAAACAGGCATCACTTTTGTGCTATGTGTCAAACAAACATCAGTCTCAGTACCCCACACTTAACACAAAAGAATGTCTACCAGAGATATAGTGCTATAACATTCTGTTAATCTGCTCAAAGTTTGTATGTGCTATTTTTTTTATCATCCACAGGCATACAAGCTGAACTCCAAGTACAAATTTTTCTTTGCTTGTATAGTTTCGCTCCATCAACCTAGGGGCCCTGAAGTAGGGTCTAAAATATTTATCCGTCAAAAAAACATACTCATCGCTACTAATTTCTCGCCCAGTAGAATGTTTTATTGGGTCTGATTCTTCTAAATCAATAACTTCGAGTATATCGAACTCTTTAACAATTTCGCTCACATTAAATATTTCATTTAATTTAATATTCCCTATTTTTGAGCGAGTATCATCATTGTCAAAGCTGAAGTCCTGAATGCAATGAGCTGATGTATTTCTGATATTCCCTATATTTGCCACAGCCAGTGACACGCACTCCTTCATCATTCCCAATGACAAAGACAGCAGTCTTTTCCTGTCAAAATCCAGTTTCAACTCACTCACATGGCGAACAAAATTACGATTTCCATTAATTTTTTCCAATGCAGCTTCAATGCTCATATCAACACAGATTTCTACATAAGCAGCACCAAGAATTGCGACCTCTCTATCTGGGTATTCTCCTAACAAATCTAACTGCTCAGATAACTTCAATAAATTCACATCTTGACGAATTAAAGTTTTCTTTTTCATCCAAACCTCAACAAGCTTAGTCTTACTATATAATAATGCACATTATTATACTTTACTCACAGCTTAACGTTGATTTTTAATATTCATTAGGTAACAGCGCGCCACCTACTCCGATTTTGGCCAGCATCGACCAGCTAATGAACCGACAGCACCGAAGATGCACTCTGCTGAACTTCTGTTGGCCAAATACTCATTTCAGCACCACCCAGGCGATCACCGCCGCCACAACTGCCCAGAAAATCGCGCACACCCAGAACAGCGCCGCCAATGGTTTACGAATCGCCCACTCTTTGAATTTTTTCACTGTCCCTTCCCCTCTCTGCGATCACGCCAGTAATTCAGGCGTGCTCTGAAATGTTCTCGGTATTGCTCCGGCGCCTCTTCAATCGCCACCAGCACCTTGGTGCGGGTGATCTTCCTCGCGAATAAATCGCTAACCAGGCCGCAAGCGCGCAGGTCGAACTGCTCTAAATCGCGTTGTTCCTGCGTCCAGGTGCCTCGATTGAATGGCAGGCCGGGCGGTAGATAGTCCGATTGCCCGGCCATGGTTTATGCCCTCGATTCGGCCGCCAGACGGCGCATGACGTCTTTTTCGCGTGGGGGTAACCCACTTGCCACGCTTTTCTGTATCTCGCGGCGTACGGCCGTTATAGGCTTCAGGATGTGCAGCACCCTATCGAGGGGCATGCGGAGCATCAGCGCGATGCACTCGGGAGAACGCCCCAGGCGCTGCAGCTCGTAGATACCGGTCATCACCCAGCGGCCGTAGCTGATACGGTCACCGATTTTGACGATCGGGCCGGATTCGGCTGCCGGCCGGGCGACGCGCTGGGGTTTCGGAGGTGGGCAGTACGGCGCGCGGGAACGGGCGCGGGCCGCCTGGTTGATGCGGTCGAGAATCGCCGGCGCGTGGTCGCAGCCGTCATCCATCACAAACCGCTTATCGCGGATCATTTCGTTGATAGTGCTCATGGTCTTTCCTCGTTTTGGTCGTTCAAGCGCTGGTCAGGCGCCGGTTAAAAACTCTTTGTCGCTTCGTTCTTGTCGGCGTAACGCCGCTCTCTTGCTTGCCCGGTTTGCGCCCGGCGCGCGGCCTCCTCGTCGGTTATGTCTCTGATATATCCGTTTTCCAGTAGCGCATACGCGGTTCCAGTAGCGCCCTCGCGGTTCAGGCGCAAAATCACTTCCATCAGCTGCGGGTCGGCGCCTTTGGTGTATACGGCGTCGCGGTACAGGCCGATCCACACGTCGCAATCTTGCTCAATCTGGCCGGTGTCTTTACTGTCACTCGGCACCGGGCGCTTGTCAGCGCGGTCTTCGAGTTTGCGGTTTAGCTGGGTCAGCAGCAGCACCGGGCAATCCAATTCCTTGGCCAGGTTTTTCAGGCCGGTGGTGATATCGCCATACGCGATATCACGGCGCTCGGCTTCCTCGGCTTTCATCAGGGTCAGGTAGTCGATCGCCACCAGCCCCACCGTGCCGCGCTGGCGCTTCACTTTGCGGCACTCCGCCACGATGTGCGCCAGCGTTACGCCCGGCGTACTGTCGATCATCAGATTTGACTCGGCCAGCTCGGTGGCCTTGGCCATGGCGCGCGCCATATCGCTGTCGTCGTGGGCGCCAACGTAGAAAATCTCCGATTTCACGCGAGCTTCCTGTGCGACCATTCGCTCGATGATCCCCCGGTCGGTCATTTCCAGGCTGAAAACGAGCGTCGGCAGTCGGTGGTTCAGCGCAAAGTGCGCGCTGATTTTGTTGTAGAGTGCGGTTTTGCCCATCTTCGGGCGGGCACCCACCACAACCAGCGCGCCACGCAGCACCTGTTTCGGGTACATCAGCCGGTCGAGACTCTCGATCCCCAACGTCAGGCCGGCGGCGCTGTCCGGGTCTTGGAACCGGCGATCCATCTCGTCCACCCATTCGCCGATCACTTCCCCCGCAGCGCGCAGGCCGCCGCGTTTGCCGGTTCTCGCATGGTCGGATACGGCGGTGATCATCTGCTGTACGCTGGCCAGCTTGTTCGCCGCGTCCATGCCGTTGTTGGCGCCCACCAGCTCAACGCAGGCGTAAAGCTTCTCCAGCGCATAGCGGAGAACAGCTTTCTCTCGCACTGCATGCGCATAGCTGACCATCGCCGGGACGCTGGTATTCCTGCCGGTTTCCGCCAGGTACGCGAACCCACCTACCTGCTCCAGTACGCCCTTGCTCTCGAGTGAATCGCTCAGAGTGATCAGGTCAGTCGGTCTGCTGGCGTTCACCAGCGCGCGCAGCTCGGTGAAAATTATCCGGTGCGCCGCCAGGTAGAACGATTCCGGTTTCAACAAGCCGAACACTGCCGCCGCCCTGTCGTGCTCAGTGTTGTGCATCAGGCTGCCGAGAATGGCCTGCTCAAGGTCGATGTTGTACGGCGCGGCCGGCAGGTTATCGATCATCGGCGCGGCCCTCTTTCACGGCGACATAGCAGCGCTCGGTGATCAGGTAGTCGAAGTTTTTGCGGCGCCACTGACCGCCGCGGCCGTTCGGCCGGTCTTCCAGCATCCACCGGCAGTTCTCGGCGATAAACTGCAGGTATGCCTGCCAGCGGGTTTCGTTGAACTTGAATTTCTTCCAGAAGTTACGCAGCGTGCGCTTACGGGTATCCGTCAGGATCTGCACCGTCGCCATTTCCGGCAGCGTAGCGTGATAGGCTTCGAGGATTTTTTGATAATCCATCCGATCGGCCTGCGGCTGTTCAGGGTGATCAGCGCCAGCTGATCCACCATCAGTAATCTCTGTAGTATTCTCTGTTGTATTCTCTTGTAACATTTGGTCATTTTGACCAGATGAGAACTGGTCATTCTGACCACATGCCATTTGGTCATTTTGACCAGATGCATTTACGCAACTTAGCTTTTCCAATTGGTCATAATTTATCGCGTACCACTTGGTGCGGGTGTACGGATCATTCAGCAATTCGCGGTGCAGTTTCGCCGACAAAATAAGCCCTGCAGATTCCAGACTGGCCAGCGTGCGCTTGATGGTGCTGTCAGACCAAAAAACTAATTCTTCTGACCACTCAGCCGCTGTTCTGTAAAACCAGACGCGTCCGCCGTGCCGGTGTTCAGAACGGCTTAACCAGTAGTGGATCTGCTGCAGCAAGATAGCTTCATTCAGCCCAATCTTGGCCGCTAGCGACGGCATAACCAGCAGCGGTGGCTCGTTTATCAGAAGCTTGGAAGTGTTCATCGTCAGATCCCCAGCGCGTCCGCTATCTGTCGGCACGCGTCCTGGTACTGCTCCGGCGATAAATTGAGTTGGCGCAGCGCGGCCTTGCTCTGCTCGTATTGTTCCCAGACCGACAGCGCAGCAGCGCGCCGGCCTTCAAAAATTGGCTCGATCTCTTCCCGGTGCGCTGGCGCGCCGTTCAGCTTGTAGCCGTTCCGCCAGGTGATGCGGTCGATTGAATTGAGCATTGGTCTTTCCTCGGTACAAAGTTTTTACGCGGCGCTGGTCAGGCGCTGGGTTTCCTGCAGGGCGACAAGTGCGCCGGCAATGCGCTGCGGCGTGTCACAGGCGCCGAGCAGGATTGCGATAATCGCGGCGGCAAATTCTCGGATGGCCACCGAAAGCAAATACTGTTGAGTTGGGCCAGCCAGTCGTGCGCGCCGTTCCGCCGGCAGCGCGGCGAGCATAGCGTCGGCCAGCTCCTGCACCTTCTCACGCGCAGCTTTCGACTCGCTGCGCATGTGGCGAAATATCGCCTGCCGGTTGGTGTTGATCGCTCGCCAGTCGGCGGCGCCGGTTTCATCCTCGATCGGATATAGCCGAACCCGGTCACCGTCGGCGCCAAGCTGGAACCATGCGCGGGTGATCTCGATGGCAACGTGTTCCTGTCCCTGCTCCGCCGCCCAGCCCACGATCTCGTTTTTCAGTTTCTCGATGTTTTCCACTTCGCGTCTCCTGTCGCTCGAAAACCAATTTTGCTTAATCGGATTTCGGTGGGGTTGGTTGTTAAGCTGCATCCGTTGATTTCGGGTGCTGGTATGCCGCGGGGTCGTAAGACAGCTCACCATCAGTTAAGCGATCTAAACGAGCAGCGCGTCGTTCGGGAATTTGCTTCCCCCAACGCGATACTGAAGCCTGCGAAACACCCGCGGCTTCAGCGAGTTTGGTTTTATTTCCGAAGAATTTAACTGCGTCTTCAGTAAGCATTCTTGCCTCCCGTGATTAACATTTGTTTGAAAATTACAACTTAACAAAAGCTAAGTCAAATTAATTTATAGTAACTGGATGAAAATGACCTCATTAAGCGACCGCATGAAGATGCGCAGGATAGAACTGGACATTTCACAGCAGCGACTAGCTGACGCTGTGAAGGTTTCTCACGTCACAGTTTTTAAATGGGAGAACGGAGACACTGAACCGAAAGGCAAAAACCTTTTTCTGTTGTCTAAGGCTCTACGCTGTACTCCTACCTGGTTGCTTTACGGTGATGAAGATCAAACCCCACTCCCTGCCGATCAGCTGCCTGTAGAGCTTGACGAGCGACAAACAAAGCTCATCGAACTATTTGATTCTCTTCCTGAATCAGAGAAAGATCGACACTTGGCTGATCTCGAAGCCAAGGTCAACGACTTCAACGCTCTTTTCGAAGAACTTTTGACCGCAAGAAAAAACTCAAAGAAAAAATAATCTAAATCTCAATTAGTTATACGCCGCCATGCAAAAACTTAACTTTTTGCAAGTAATATCCATTGACCATTAACTTACCTTTAGTTAAGCTAATTTCCATCAACAGCGCACTAACCCTGCAGCGGTTGTTCAGAAATGTTCCGCCAGCCGGGCGATACGCGGCAAAGGATTTTGATTTGAAACGCTCCCCACCTGACGGCGCATAGCACTGAATGGTGTGTTTTCCGAGTCCCATAGGGAGTTCATGGGCCGGCCGGCCGAGGCGCGTAAACGGGCAAGCCTGATGCTCGATAAACCCGGTTAAACAGTGCCGTCCGCTCCACGTTACGGAGCACACAACGGCGTGAATCATTTCCAGCTCATCCACTATTGCGAGTGGATCGGTTACGGAAGCCACACAAGCCAGCACGCAAACTGGCCCGAGTGGAGTTAAGCACGGGGATCCTTACCGGGAGAGTGAAGACTCGGGGAGATGGTTCACACCGTTGTGGCAATTGGCCAGAGGCTTCGGGGCGTTGCTTCTGACCACCACAACCACGTTATTGCTGTGTGTAGTCTTTCGCCCCGCGCGCCGGGGCAATTTTTTCACACAACAAATTGAGGAAAGACCAGCGGCCTGACCAGCCTGACAGCCGGGAAAGACCGGCAACCACCAGACGTAAAAAAACCCGCCGAAGCGGGTTCTTTTACCCCGGAGCCGACCAAAGCAACCGGGAATGATACAGGGGACCAACCCTGTATCGAGGAAAGACCAATAACCCATGGAGCTACTGATCAGCTCCGATTATATCAGGAGTCGCTATGAAAGCACTACAGATACCCGTCACGCTGTTTGTCCATGCAACAACCTTCCCACTGACCGAAGGATTCGCGGTTAGCACCGCTGATATGACTTCATTCCGTGGTTATGTTCTGCTGGAAACTCGCCAAATCCACATCGACGTTAACCAGCCTGAGCCGATCGACATCATCGGGAAACAGGTTGAAGCGTTGAAGCTGGAAAAAGCCCGTCTGGCCGACGCCACTTACAAACGCATTGCCGAGATCGACGATCAGGTGCAGCAGCTGCTTTGCATTGAGCACTGCCCTATCGAAGCCGACGAACTCCCGTACTGAGGGCGCGGCCATGGATATCGAAATGGATAACCTGAAATCAGAGCTGGTGCTGTGGTATGGAGTCGATCCAGCAAGCCAGCGCGATCAGTTCGAAGCCGCGGCGACGCACGGCTATTCCGACGAGGCGATCGAGGTTTTCACCCACATCGACGGCAACGCCGCCGACACCCGAGACCGCCTGCTGATGGCCGTAATGATGGCGACGCCTGACACCCTGCAGCAGCGCCAGCGTGAGCTTTACAGCTGGTATTGCGACAATGTGAAAGCCGTAGCGCGCGAGAAGTTTTAACCCACCCCGGCGCCTGACCAGCGCCGTTTTTAACAGAGGAAAGACCAAAAATGCCTATCTACATTTCACTTTTTGAGCCGAAGAAAAAGGCTCTGGTTAACGGCGCGGTGGCGCTGGTGATCGCGCTTGATGCGCCGAACAAGAAAGCGGCCGAGGGTATCGCGATCGGCAAGCTTTACGAAAAATATCCTGAAAGCGTTGATAACTTTTTCGGGGCGAAAACCGTCGAAGATCAGACCGGCCACCCTCGTCCGGCCGTCGGTCAGTTCGATGAAAAATTTGCCGCTGAGAACGTATTCGACGGCAGCGCGTGGACGCCAAAAGAGCCAGAGCCGGAAGTGCCGGCCGGCCCGGTCGATTTGATGGCTCAGCCTGCGGATATTCGGATCGCCGCAGTCGTCATGTACTGCAACACCGAGATCGATAACCATCAACTTTCGATGGCTGCGGATTTCATCAACGACGAAGAAACCCCGGACGATACCGGCATGCGCGACCTGATCACTGGCCTGCAGTCGGTAAAAGCGGTCGGTGCTGTGTCCCCCGAGGCGATTTTACGGCTGGCGCAGGCTGTCATTCAGAGCTTTGGGGATGATATGCCGTCGCATGATGATGTTGTCGAGTTTGCTCAGGCTTGGGTGGATAATCCGCGCGACCGTGAAAACCTGACGCCAGCCAGCACCAGCACCGACAATGCCGGCGGCGCGGCCGACTACAACACCCTGAGCATGCACACAGCACTGTCAATCATGGGCGTTAATCCTGCAGAAGCGAAGGCGGCTGACGTGAAGAACGCCAAAGAGATTATCGCCAACCGCGATAACGCCTGGCGCGCGTGGGACAAAACGCTGCGTGTGATCGTCGGCATTCTCAACGTCGAAACCGATGTGCGCCACAGCATCATTTCCGACGGCCTGAAAAATCTCAAGCTGATCAGCGACGACGCCGAACGCCTGCACTTCGTGAAATCGTGTCTCGCTGGCCACCCTGCATGCCCAGAGCTGGATAGCTACGGCAAGAATCCACCTCCGTTAGCAGTGGAAAATCTCGGCGGCGGCCGCTTCTCTATCGAAGGCCTGATCGGCAGCGGTGAGCAGCAGCATGCGGATCCAGACACGGCGCAATCTGCCGCCTCAAATCAGGGTGAAAAAACGGAAGTGGCGCAGCAGCAAGTTACCGACGCCGCCGCGGCGCAGGCCAAGCAGCAGCTGGATCAGATGGGCTATGGCGTTTACGCCAACGCGCCAGCGGAGAAATCCCCGCAGCTGAAATCCGACGATTTCCAGCAGCGCGCCGCGCAGGTTGAGCAAGCCATTACCGAACAGCCGGAGGAAGTTCAACAAAACCTGGGTATTTGGAAGCGCGTTATGCGCACAGACCCGCGCTACACGAAACCTGTCGATGCCGAGGGCTTTACGGGAACCAGCATCAACGGCGAGTACATGTTTATGCGGGCAACCGAGATTTTTGGCCCAATTGGTTCCGGTTGGGGGTACGAAATTTTCGAAGACTCCATGTTGCCAGGCGCGCCAATGGCTGAAAGCTTCTATGAAGGCGGCAAGTTCATCGGTAAGAAAATGCTCCGTGATGCTGACGGCTCACTAATTTCCGAGTTGAATCACAGCATAGGCATTCGGCTTTGGTACATGCAGAACGGTGAACGTAAAGAAGTAATATCTTTCGGCGCTACAAAATACCTCTACATGACCAACGCAGGAAAGATGAAGTGCGACGGCGAGGCCAAAAAGAAAAGCCTTACTGACTCCATCAAGAAGGCGCTGTCCATGCTGGGATTCTCCGCCGATGTGTTCTTGGGTTGGCACGACCTGCCGGAATATCGCGAAGAAAACGCCACCGAGTTCGCGATCAGAAATGCCAGTGACAAGGCCGAAGACGTAACGCGCCTGCGTGAAGAACTGGACGAGAAGCTGGCAAAAGTCGCCGACACCATCACATCTGCCGTAACGGTCAACGAGGCCAGCAAGGTTCATGCCTCCATCGCTCGTGAGGTCGAAACGCATCGCAAGGCCGCTGAGGCAAAAGGCGATGCCGATCACGCCAAGTACCTGGCCGGCCGCCTGCGCCGCCTGACAGCCCTGAAAGATGAACGCATCGCCGCACTGACCGAGGAGAAAGCATCATGAGCACTACAGCTATTGCACTGGCCGCTGATTACGCCAAGTTTCACGAACTGGTCGAAGCCTCCGACGATCTGACGCCGGAGATGATCGCCGACACACTGGAAGGAATCGAGGGAGCGCTGGGTGACAAACTGGACGCCGCCTTTATCCACGTTCGCAATATTGAGGGGCAAGCCGACACGCTGGCGGCGGAAATCAAACGCCTGACCGACCGCAAAAAATCATTCGAGAACCGCGCCAAGTCGATCCGCAAGTATGTGCTGGCTTGCCTGCTGGCCAGCGGCCAAGGCTCCATTAAAACCACGGCGAACACCTTCACGGCGCGCAAAGGCTCCGCCAGCGTAGTGGTCGACAATGCCGACCTGCTGCCAGATGAATTGGTGACGGTACAAACGGTGGTAGCGCCGGACAAGAAAGCCATCAAGGAGGCAATCGAGAACGGCGTGGAAGTCAAAGGCGCGCATATCGAAATCGGCGAGCCGTCGCTGCAGGTGCGGTGATCACCCGGCCCCGGCGACGGGGCCACTACTGAGGATTTCCCATGCTGAGAATGTACCTGGCCAAAGGCGATGCGGTGCACGTGACCTTCCCCGACGGCACCACCGGAATCATTAAGGCCGAGAGCCGCGGCGAGCTGGCTTTCCATTTCCCGCAGTCTGTACGCCTGACGCGCGAAAAAGAGGCCTTTAAAAAACCAATTACGCCTAATCAGAAATAATCACTTCCGCCATGTTTGCATTGTTGGAAACCACACAACGGGGAACAGCAATGCAACCATGGCAACCAGGCACCCGCCTACTCTCTGATTTCGACATCAAGATCGGCCGGCTGTCTGCCTGCGTCAGAAAAGCGACGCTGAGCGATGACGATATCACCCGGGCGTGTCGTGTGACCGACGACGCAATCGCCCAATTGCTGAAACCGAGGAAAGACCATGTCCAACAAATTGACCCTGGGGGAGTGGAATAAGCGGCTCCCGCGTCCGCGCAGCCATGAAACCGTTCGCCGCTGGATCCGCACCGGGAAAATCTACCCGGCCCCGGTACTGGATGGCCGGGAATACCTTTTTGATGAACGGGCGGTAAAAATTGACCTTAAGACACAACGCCCGCCAATGAATACGCTACTGACGAGAATTAAGAATGGCCCGGAATCGAAACCACGCGCGGCGCGACCTGCCACCAAACCTATACACCCGTAACGGTGGATATTATTGCTATCGCGATCCAAGAACCGGTAAAGAATATGGCCTTGGCCGCGTAAAGCGTGATGCGATAAACCAGGCTATTGAGGCCAATCTGCAGTTGATGGATTCAGCGGTAAGACTGGTTGATCGGATAAATGGAAAATCATGTATTACCTTTCATGCCTGGCTTTTGAGATACGATGAAATCGTGGCTAGCCGTGGCCTGAAAGCGAAAACCCTTGAAGATTATCGCAACAGAATTAAGGCCATAGAGCGAGGCTTTGCCGACATAGAGGTCGACGCGATCACCACAAAGGACATTGCCGATTTCGTCAACGAATACGTTAAGCAGGGCAAGAATATGCGTGCTAAATCATTGCGCGCATCTCTCGTTGATATTTTCAAAGAGGCGATCGCCGACGGGCACATTCAAACAAACCCCGTTGATGCTACGCGCAACCCTAAAGCAGAGGTTCAGCGTGAACGGCTTACTCTTGACGATTATCTGCGAATCCGCGCCGCCGCAAATTCCCAGGCTGAATGGGTCGGGTTAAGCATGGATTTGGCATTGGTTACCGGCCAGCGAGTAAGCGATATCAGCAGCCTAAAATGGTCTGATATTCATGATGGTCGCGTTTGGATCACACAGCAGAAAACGAACGCAAGGCTGGCCATTCCCGTTGATCTCGAGCTTGTTTCCGCCGGTTTAAAACTGGATGAAGTGCTATCCCGGTGCAAGGTCGCTTTTGGTGGATGCGAAACCGTTCTGGCCAGCCACTTACGGAGCGCCCTTTCGCCCAGCACGATCTCGATGGGGTTTACCAAAGCCCGTAAAGACTCTGGCCTTTCATGGGCTCAACCGCCCTCATTCCATGAGTTGCGGAGCCTTTCCGCAAGGCTATACTCGAAGGAAAAGGAGGGTGATTTTGCCCAGCGATTACTGGGGCACAAGACGGCGGAAATGACGGCAAAATATCAGGATGATCGGGGAAATAATTGGGTTAATGTCTAA